TTAACGAGATCGAAAAAGCCGTTTCTAACTTAAACGAACAAATCAAGGGTGGTTACAGCGTCTTAGGCGAAGTAGATCACCCCGATGATTTGAAAATTAACTTAGATCGCGTCAGCCACATGATCATCGACATGTGGATGGATGGTCCTAATGGTTTTGGTAAATTAAAAGTTCTTCCTACTCCAATGGGTCAGTTAGTATCGACCATGTTGCAGTCAGGAGTAAAACTTGGCGTATCTAGTCGTGGTAGCGGCAACGTGAACGACGGAGATGGCAAAGTCAGTGACTTTGAAATAGTTACTGTAGATGTAGTTGCGCAACCAAGCGCACCAAATGCATATCCAACAGCGATTTACGAAGGACTGATGAATATGCGTGGTGGCAGTAAGGTATTCGAAATGGCTAAAGAGGCCAGCGCAGATCAAAAGGTACAGAAGTATTTGAAACAGGCCGTAACAAGTCTTATCAAAGATCTAAAAATTAAATAGGAGATCACAATGTTAGACGCTATCAAACCATTGTTGGATTCCGGCATCATCAATGAAGAAACTCAAACTGCTTTAACAGAAGCTTGGGAATCTAAATTAGTTGAAGCTCGTGAAACTATTCGCGCAGAATTGCGTGAAGAGTTTGCGGGTCGCTATGAACACGACAAAAATGTAATGGTTGAAGCTCTAGACAAAATGGTTACTGAAAGTCTCACCGCTGAACTCAATGAGTTCGCCGAAGAGAAAAAAGCTCTAGCAGAAGATCGCGTGAAATTCAAAACTCACATGATTGAGTCTGCAGGCAAGTTTAATGACTTTATGGTTACTAAACTAGCTGAAGAGATCAAAGAGCTACGTGGAGATCGCAAGACTCAAACTGAAGCAGTCGCTAAGTTAGAGAAATTTGTTATCCATGCACTAGCTGAAGAGATCAAAGAGTTCGACCAAGACAAGAAAGCAGTAGTTGAAACCAAAGTAAAATTAGTAGCAGAAGCTAAACAAAAATTAGCAGAACTACAATCAGCTTTTGTCAAACGTTCAGCTATACTTGTTAAGGAAGCAGTAGCAGAAAATCTAGGCTCAGAACTAGCTCAACTTAAAGAAGACATCCAAAGTGCTCGCGAGAACATGTTTGGTCGTCGTATCTTCGAAGCATTTGCTAATGAATTCGCTGTTACACACCTAAGTGAAAACAAAGAATTCAAAAAACTACAAGATGTTATCGCAGAAAAAGATGCGATCATCGCCGCTAGTTCCAAGACAATCGCTGAAAAAGAAGCTTTAGTTGAAAGTAAGGATCGTGAAGTTAGAGTTATCACAGAAAGCGTAGCTCGTAAAGAGAAGCTTGCTGAATTACTCAAACCTTTGAACAAAGAGAAAGCAGATGTAATGTCAAGCTTGCTCGAAAGTGTGCAAACTGAACGTCTTCAGGCTGCATATGAAAAGTATCTACCAGCAGTTCTAAACAATGTCTCTGCGAAACCAAAAGCTGAAAAGCCGGTATTAGCTGAGTCACGTACAGAAGTGACAGGTGATAAATCTGCTAAAACAGACGACGAATCACTCAACAATGTTGTAGAAATTCGACGTTTAGCAGGGCTAAAATAGTAGTAATTTTTTAAGAGGAAAATAAAGAAATGACAACCCAACTATTAGAAGGCCGTTGGAACGAGACCAAAGACGCCCTGTTAGAAGGTCTACAAGGTTCGAAAAGAACCACAATGGCTGTAATTTTAGAAAATACAAAGAAGCACTTGATGGAAACTGCAACTAGTGGTTCTACTAGCGCAAGCAACGTAGCTACACTAAATCGCGTGATCCTTCCAGTGATTCGTCGAGTAATGCCAACAGTTATCGCTAACGAAATCGTTGGCGTGCAACCAATGACTGGCCCAGTAGCTCAAATCCACACTCTACGTGTACGTTATGCTGATACCAATGATGCAACAGGTTCTGCCAACGACGTAACAGCTGGTGATGAAGCTCTAAGCCCATTCAAAGTTGCTGTTGCATATTCTGGTGATGGAACTGCTGGCCTAGCTGCTGCAACAAGCACACTAGAAGGCTCACCAGGTAAGAGAATTAACGTTCAAATCTTGAAACAAGTTGTTGAAGCTAAAACACGTAAACTATCAGCACGTTGGACATTTGAGGCAGCTCAAGATGCACAATCAATGCACGGTTTAGATGTTGAAGCAGAAATCATGGCAGCTTTAGCACAAGAAATCACAGTTGAAATTGATCAAGAGATCCTAGCATCTCTACGTTCACTTTCAGGTAACACATTTAACTACAACCAAGCTACAGTATCTGGTACAGCTACATTCGTAGGTGACGAGCACGCTGCTCTAGCGGTTACAATCAACCGTGCAGCTAACTTGATCGCTCAACGTACACGTCGCGGTGCAGGTAACTGGGCAGTTGTAAGTCCAGCAGCTTTAACAGTACTACAATCTGCAACTACTTCAGCTTTTGCTCGTAGTACAGAAGGTACTTTTGAAGCACCAACAAACACTAAATTCGTAGGTACTTTAAACAGTGCTATGAGAATTTATGTTGACGGTTATGCTGCTGACACACAAGAAGTTCTAGTAGGTTACAAAGGTTCTAGCGAAGCTGATGCAGCTGCGTTCTATTGCCCATACGTACCACTAATGAGCTCTGGTGTTGTGTTAGATCCATCAACATTCGAACCAGTAGTAGGCTTCATGACACGTTATGGTTATGTAGAGTTAAGCAACACAGCTTCATCTCTAGGTAACGCAGCTGACTACTTAGAAGAAGTTGGTGTAAGCAATTTAAGTTTTCAGTGATCTAACAAGATTATTGAACTTAACATTAAAAACCCGCTCCGGCGGGTTTTTATTTGATTATAAATTTTATATTGAAAGGTTAGGTTTGACTAAATAAAGTAAAGAGACTTTATTATGTTTAACAATTCTAAATATACAAAAATATACTATCAAATAGTTAAAAAAGCAAAAGAACGCAACACAACAAATTATACAGAAAAACATCATATTATACCACGCAGTTTAAGTGGTAGTAATAAAAAAGACAATATTGTTGATCTCACAGCTAGAGAGCATTTTATATGCCATTGGTTATTAACTAAAATGACCACTGATATTGCAAGAAGAAAAATGATATTCGCATTACATATGATGCGAGTTAAAAGCAGTAATCATAATAATCAACGGTATGAAACAAAAATAACCTCTAGAGTTTATGCACATTATAAAACTGAACACGCAAAGAATAGTAGTATAATGAATAAGTATAAAGAACCAGTAAACAAAGGTAAGAAGTTAGTGGGCATTGAGTTAGAAAAACAACGAGAAAGAATTCATAACAGACGCAAACTTACACCTGAAGAAAATGTCATAAGAATTGCAAAAATGATTGCAACAAATACTGGTCGTAAACAAACACAAGAAACTAAAGACAAAATACGTAATACATTGTTAGGTAAAGCTAAAGGACCAATGTCTACACAAGAAAAGATAAAGAGATCAATTGCACTGTTGGGAAAATCTAAAGCGGTAGAATCGATACAAAAACGAACCATCACATTAAAACAGTTAGCAAGAGAAGGTAAACATCATACACAAATTATGCTAACTTGTCCGCATTGTGCTATTACAGTTAAAAAATTAAATTACTCTCGTTGGCACGGTAAACACTGTAAATTATATATCTTAGCATAAATACTAGTGTTCGCTCTTAATCGAGAGTTTATGCGGTCCCCACCGCGTAGGCCTAGAACGCTAACAATTAAGGAGAAACAAATGGGACGTCCTATTAAGAAAAGATTTATTAACACTAACTCAAGCACCAATGCATCTGGTGGTGAAAGCGTTGCTTCATTGCAAGTACATGGTGGTAACAATTATTCAGCAGGTACAACTATTACGTTCCCAGCACCAGGTCAAGGTGGTGGTAGCACTGCCACTGCCACAATTGAATTCGTGGCCCCTACAGCAGGACTTACTGGTAATGGTAACATAGCAAGCGTCACATTAACATCAGCAGGTGGCGGATATCTAGTGAGAAATGTCCAAGCCAATGTTACGTTTGGATTCAACAAACCCGCTAACGTGGTAGTGGATGGGTTCACTCAAATTGCAGGAAATGTATTCAAGTTTTCAAGCGGTGTAACGTCAGGCATTCATGCAGGTATGGTTGCTAACGTGTTCTTTACTAGCCTACATTTAGGTAATCCAACCAAGGTTGTCAGTGTCAATACAACCACTGGTAATATTACCATGAGCATGGCTAACACTGCAGCTATCACTAGCCCAATTAGTTTTGGTGACGTAGGTAGACTCGGTAACGTAGTAGCGACAATGGATCCCGCAGTGACCACAGCCAATACCATACAGGCCAATGCATTTATCACGGGCGGTGCAGGTGGAAGATTAGGGGATATTACCAGCATCAAGGGTGCTCGTCGATATAGAGTAACCAACGATCAAGGTTCTGGTACAGTGCGTTTGATTTTAGCAACAGAAGTAGCGGCAGCTAATGCAGGAGTTGGTCCACATGCAGAAGGACTAATGACTATTTCAGCCACTGACAGCGCAGGTGGTACATATTTTGTTACCAAGCTCGATGGTCGCACAGTGACCTTATCGCCAGCTGGAGCAACACCTGGAGCTCAATTCGCGGCTAATGCACAGGCAATTTGGAGTGTAAATGCTGCGGTAGTTAATACCACAGTAAAACTAGCAACAAACGACTAATCATAGTCACATCAAAAAATAGCGGCTCCGGCCGCTATTTTTTTGATTCTATCAATGAAGATAAATAATAAAAACGGAATAATTTACGATGGCCGCAGTAAAAAAATTTAACAGTAATCTTTTAATACAGTCTACTGGCATAAGTGCTAATATCACTTTAGATTCAGAAACTCTATTTATTGATGCTGTAGATGCTTTTATCACTGGAAACTTGCACGTCACAGGTGTTTATGATACCACTACCGTAACCAATACTAATATCCAAGATAAAGACATAGCACTGAATGTAGGTGAAACTCTTTATGGTGTCGGTGGTAATGCTAGTCCAGGCACTAGTGGACTTATAGTTGATCGTGGTCTTCAGGCCAATGTAAGTTTGCGCTGGAACGAGATATATGATAACTGGGAAGTCACTACAGATGGTACAACTTTTGCTAATATCTTAACTGGTTCTGGAACGGCATTAACAGCAATAGTACAAGATACCACACCAAGGCTTGGTGGTAATTTAATAACCAACGGATTTAATGTGCAATTACAATCCTTGCTAACTGCTAATCCGCCGACATCAGTGGCTGGAAATGTTGTATTGTATGCTGATACAGTAGGCAGTGCAGGCAGTGGATTATTTGTAGTAAACAGTGGAACAGCAAGTGACGAATTAGTAACCAAATCGAAAGCCATTGTGTTTTCGATCATACTATAGGACAATAATAGGATAATAAAATGGCAATAACCAACTCTTTACTGACAACTGGTGCGGCCGCTAATGTTTATATTAGCAGTGGTAACAGTGCAATTACGGCTATGTACCTCTGTAACATAGACTCTACAGCTAGAACTTTTGATATATATGTTTGCCCAAGCGGTAATACCGTAACGCCTTTGAACTCACGTATCTATTCAGGTATACAACTACAAGCTGGCGACACTTATGTTATAGACAGTGAAAAACTAATATTAAACAGTGGGGATATGTTAAAGGCTAATGCTAGCGGATCTTCTAGTATCTCAATGACAGTTAGCTTTATAGGAATCTAAATGGGACGCTTTGCTAAAAATACCTTATTTGACTCTGGCAGTTATGCTCTAGGATTAGCCGCTACATCAACTAGCTTTAGACCAAACGTAGCGGGGTTTACCAGCCAAACGGCCTTGCGTTACAGCACCTCAAGTGACAAACTTGAATACTATAGCCATGCTGGTAATGTCTATCAGACAGTTAGCAATGTGGGATCCGGGACAGCCCGTGTTACCAAAGATAGCTTCACCGGTAATGCATTAACCAGTGACTATGGCCCACTAAGTTTCAACTACAATACCGCTAGCCCACAACTATATGCGGCAAATATCCTTGTTCACGTTGGTACAGTTTATCAGATTCCTGGTACTAACTATGAGTTTGCCGCTAATGCAACCGCAGGTACAGACATTCATTTTGCTTCAAATCCCAGTGATGGTGCGGCCATTACTATCATCCACGGACTTAATTCTACAATCGCCTCTTAACTTTTCTGATAAATAGTAGAAAGGTTGGATAATTAATGGCAATCAGTCGCGTTCCGGGATTTTCTCTACTAGCAAATTTAGATCGTCAAGGTACAGATCTTTTCATCTCTAGTAACGGACAAACATTAACCTATTTTGATGTTAATAATTATCGTTTTGGTATTAACAAGTCAAATCCTCAGCATGCACTAGACATATTCGGTAATGTGCAAATCAGCAGTGGGCACTTGTATACCTCAGCCAATATAGCATTTGACATAGGTACTCCGACAAATTCATGGGGTAATCTCTACATACATTCTGTTACTGCTTCAGGTAATATCTCTGCGCAATTTTTCTCTGGCAATGGTAGTCAGCTAACAGGAGTGGCAAGTGCATACGGAAATTCACAAGTAGGAAGTTTTTTACAAACATACACTGGGGTAATCACAGCCAGTAATGTCACAGTTAATGGTAACGTCACTGCGCAATTTCTATTGGGGGATGGAAGACATCTGTCTGGTATGTACAGTAATGTGCAAGTAGCTACGTTCCTGCCCACATATACAGGTGTACTAACAGCCAGCAACGTCACAATAAATGGTAATCTAACCGCACAATATCTATTTGGTAATGGTAGCCAAATTACAGGCTTACCAGCTGGATACAGTAACGTTCAAGTGGCCACGTATCTACCAACCCATTCTGGAGTGATAACGGCTGCTAATCTATATGTGTCAGGACCAATCACCAGTGGAAACACCACCCTTAGTGATACCACTATAGCGTCTAACTCACAGATAACCATATCTACAGTCGCTGATGGAAACATCTTTTTAAATGCCGGCGGTTATGGAATAGTTAAAATAGTTGGTAATGATGCACTAGGACTACCTGCAGGTAACACATTACAACGTCCTAGCAATTCAGTTGCTGGATACATCCGTTTTAATACAGAAACTGGCGGTCTAGAAGTATATGATGGTTCAACGTGGGAAGCTGGTACTGCGGCTTTGACATCACAGGTGCTAAATGGTGATGGTGTTTCTAATACGTTTGTATTAAGCAGCACAGTTACATCAGTAACAGATTTAATTGTCAGCATAAATGGTACACTACAACAACCAACTACCGCCTATACG